TATGGATTATTAAAGTAAGAATATGGAATTGTATGTGGATAACAGGTTGGAAGATTAAAAGATGGTTGAAAAATATACTTTAGAATACTTGAACAGCAAAGACTGGGATATAATAGAACTAGATTGGAATCTAGATTCTGTATTTCTACAAAGCTGGTATGAGCAAGTACACGAAAAGTATAATCATTTATATTTTAGTTGGCGTAAAGAAGAATACTTAAAAGAAAAGTATCATTTAAAAAACATAGATACAGCATTCGCAGGAGAAGTAGGAGCAAAGGGTAGAGGTGTACATGATGAAGGTTATCATATAATAAAGTACATTAAAGATCAACTAGAAATACCAGAAGAAATATTAGTTATGGAAATTAGTTGGTATTGCGAAAAAGAAATTCCTTGCACTCCTAAATGGGCAGGTAGAGAAGACTTATATCCTGAACTAGTTAATCCAGGCGAAAAGTCAGTACAAGAAAAGTTTAAATTTGGATACTTTAAAAAGTTATATGATATGCTAGGAGAAGATGTATGGAGAGATACAAGTATTAGACATCATCAACCTGGTGTAGTATTAGGTAAACACATTGACGGGCCAGACGTACAAAGGTTACACATACCTGTTGATAGTGATGAAAATGCATTATTCTTATATGGGGAAAATTTAGAAAGAGAATACCATATGAAAGTAGGAAAGGCGTATGTAATAAATGCCGCGGTTCCACATGGTACAATTAATAAAAGTAGCGAAAGTAGAGTACATATACAAACTAAACCTACACACGACAATTTATTAAAGATACTTAATAAGGAAATAACTTTATGAACGTAGCAATTACAGGTAGCAGAAAAGGTATTAGACACTCAGGTAGTCATATACTTAATTGGTTGCACGATTATTTTTCTAGTTATAATGTAACGCAATTAAGTAGAGAAACAGGATATGACTTTTATCAAAACTTTGATGATATAGTAAATGAAATATTAAAAAATGACATATTTGTAAATGCTAGTTGTATAGATGACTTTCAAATAAAACTTTTAAATGCTGTATACGGTAAAGTAAAGTATATTATATGCATAGGTAGTATTGCTGGAGACTTTAATACTGACGAAGATTATGCTAAAGTAAAACGCAATTTAAAAGAAAGATGTAAAATGCTACCTATTGAAACATTAAATACAGACACGAATTTGTTTCATATGACAATAAGTGAAGTAGAAAAAGATGGCAAAGGTATGAGTAAAAGTGAGTTTAGCAGAGTATTAGATTTTTGGTTTGCTAACCCTACAATAGCAAATGTTGATTTTAAACATTATGTTGAAAGCTATGACGATTGGAAAATAGAAAAAGTTAGGAAGATAGTAGATGCACACAGAACTTAAAGTATTAAAGCCTAGAATTGACCTAAGTGAATTAAGACTATTCTATATTGACTTACAAACTAAACACCAAGATATGAAATATGTTTGGGAAGAAAAAGATGAAGAAGGTGTTGGTGGACATAAACTAGAAGGTGTAGAAGGTTGGGCTTTACAAAGTAATTTAGAAGACCTAACTAAACCTTGTCCTCCGTATAACATTACTAAAGAAGAAAAACGTGAATATAGAGATACAAAATTAATGTTTGGATTAGCTCGTAAGCTACAAGATAAGTTTCCTTTTGCACATCAATTTAGTGTAAGTGTACACCCGCCAGGTGCATTAATTAACTTTCATAAAGATACAGATGATTATTTAAAAGTTCATATTCCTATATTAACTAATAGCAAAGCATTCTTTACATTTGAACCTAATAGAAAATATGTACTACCTGCTGATGGACGTATGACACTTGTTAATACTAGCATATCACATGGTACACATAACCAAGGTGAATCGGATAGAGTACACTTGTTTTTTAAAGTTCCTAAAGACGCTGAAAATGAATTGCTTAAATACAACGAGGAAACAATATGATAATTAAAGACTACGATCCTAAAGATATTGATATGAAGATGTTGTATGAAGATACAAGTTGGGGTGCTATTGAATTAAACTGTAATCTTGATGTTGAAAAACTTACACAATACTATGCTGATGTAAAGAAGAACTTCAATCATATGTTCTTTGACTTTTATAATTTTCCAGATAGATTAAATGTAGAAGTTAGTAAACAATATATGGACTTAGGTTATTGCGGATATTACTGCGGACCTATTAGCGGTTATACACTTGCATGGCCAGTAGAAAAATACGAACCATTACCGCCTCCTAGTCAAGCTAATACAGATATGTTTCCTGAAACATTAGATCCAGAATTTTATGACAAGTGTAATATACTACCTAAATATCGTTTTGGTTATATGAATAATTTAATTGAAATGTTAGGTGAAGATAGTTTTAAACAATGTATTATTACAATACATGGTCCAACAGCACATATCAAAACACATAAAGATAGTACTGTAAAAAAATTGCATATACCTTTAGAAACAAATGAGAAAGCAGTTTTTTGTTTTGGAAAAGATAGAGAAGTAGAGTACAATATGAAAGTAGGTAAAATTTACATTTTAAATACTAATGCATATCACGGTACAGATAATACAGGTGATACTGACAGGGCTCACTTCTTAACTAGAGTAGATGAAAATAAAATATTAGATATATTGGCTTTATGAGATTATTAATAGTTGCTGTATGTATGTGGATAATAGTTGCCGTTGGCGACAGCAAAGCAAACCCTTTAGAGAAGTGGTATAAAGAACCACTAACTGAAAAAGATAAAGTAGGTATTGTTTTGTTTAATGTATTACAAACAATAGATATGTTACAAACTTTAGAAATAGCAAACAATGACAATTACTATGAAAAGAATAAAATATTAGGTAAGCACCCTAGTGAAGCACAGGTAATAACTTATTTTATAGCAAGAGGTTTTGCACATTACGAAGCAACTAAAATGATACCAGAAAAATATAGAAAGTTTTGGCACACATATAACGTAGTTTACAATTATGATGTTATTAGAGATAATCATAATATAGGCATAAGGATAGACTTTTAATGAAAGTAGTAATAGTAGGTGGTGGAACAGCTGGTTGGATGACTGCAAGTTATCTTGCAAAAAAGACTGACTGGAAAATTACTGTAATACAAAGTGAAGAAATACCTCCAATAGGTGTAGGCGAAAGTACGTTACCTAGTATGTATGACTTCATTACTGAACTAGGACTTACAGAACAAGACTTATTTGATCGTTGTGATGCAGTTAGAAAGTATACTATATGTCATAGAGATTGGAACAACTACAATACACAATGGTGGCATCATTTTTGTTTTGATGAATCAGAACATAAAGAACAAATAGAATGGATGCGAGATTATACAAAGCCTACTAAAAAGTGGCGCCATGCTTATCACATAGATGCTAATAAGTTTGGTATTATGCTTAAAGATAAAGTAGCATTACCTAATGGCGTAGAAGTTATTAATAAAACACTTTCGTCAATAGATAGTAGCGAAGCAGATTTAATTATTAATTGTGCAGGGTTTAGTAACTTATTTCCTAAAAAAGAAATGATTAAAACTAACTTAAAGAATAATTGTGCAATAGTTTGTCCTAGCTATGATAAAGTAATAAAGTATTATACAGAAACTACTGCATTAAGCAATGGTTGGATGTGGAACATATACTTGCAGAACCGTATAGGTAATGGGTATGTTTTTAGTAAAGAACACCAATCAGTTAGAAGTGCTAAAGCAGAGTTTATAGAAAAGTGTCCACACAAACTAGAACTAGAACAGTTAAGAGTAATTGAGTGGGAAAGTCAATATTGCGAAAATCCATATGAAGGTAATATTTTAAATATAGGATTAAGTGCAGGATTTATAGAACCATTAGAAGCACAGGCAATATGGCTTATACAATATCAAATAGAAATGTTAGTTAAACTTGTAGGTAAGCAAGACGTATATAATAAAGCATGGTTAAACGTAGTTAAGCATATAGAACAATTTTTAGAACTACATTATACAGCTACAAGTAAACAGTCAAGCTATTGGGAAAATAAAGTTAAAGAAGTTGTAATTAAAAAGAAACCTTTTACAATTTTTGATCAGTATTCTTATCGTTGTTTAGCGAGAGGTTACGCTCTTCCTTATACCGAGTCACATTAATACGCCACAAGTTCTGTGGTACATTATATAATTCCATTTGTCTATCTAAAGTCCATATACCACGTTTAGCTAATAACGGCATCATTGTATCATTCATACGTTGACTCTTACCACCATCATCATTTATGTTAGTGCTAATGAATAAGTCTGCAGAGTTAGGTGCCCAGTCTATTTGTAAGTTTAATAAATGACTTAAATGTATTCCTGTTTTAAAAATATCTCTACCTGTACCTAATGTATATCCTGGTAGTTGAGCACCACGGAATAAACATCTATAACAATTCCAACCTACTTCAGGTAAGTCGTGTATACCTGCAATACTAATAATTTTATTTTCGTAAAGTGCAATAGTCCAAGCACCGTTCTTTAGGCACCATTCCCATTTCATTTTTTCTAATGATGTATTGTTTGAGTAATTTTGCGATGCACAAAACTCTTTTACTAAAGGTTCGTCGGCCTTTGTCGCAAGTCTAAAACTTATTTTTCCAAGTAGATCTTTGTTCATTATTTTTTCTTCGTAAAAATGTTTTTGTTTCTACGTCAAAAATATCGCCTGTATGAAATCCGTCTATTATACATTCGCCTTCTTCTGTAAAAGAAACACTTTTATCTATTACTGTAAAATGTGGTGTGTCATAACCAATCATTACTGGTGGTGGACATTCAGTCATTCCGTACCAGTTCGCAACAGTCTTTACTCCTCGGTTTTTGAATTCATCTATAAAACTTTGTTCTATTTTGGAACTACCTGTAACCATATATTTGACACTACTCATATCCAAATCTTTAAAGCCTTTACTGTTTAATAACAGTTCTAAATGACGTGGTATTAAAGCTATATACGTCGGTTTAAAGCGACTTATTAGCTCGGGGTAGGTGTATGCACTAAAGTTCGTAGAAACGTACTGTGCGCCGCTTAAAAACGCAGGAACGGCGGTGATTGTGTAGTGGGCAATAGTGTTCGCAGGAAATACATCTAGCACTATATCGTCTTTAGTTAATCCAATTTCTGTAATTGATTTATGGGCACATCTATCAATATAATCCCAAGTGTGAGTTACCACTTTTGGTTCATCTGTAGATCCGGAGGTGAAGAGAGTAATCTTGCTCATATACTTACTTATGGTTTAAATGAATTGGATTAGTTTAAGTTGACTAGTGTAAGTCTACCCAAGCAACACCAGTACGTAGTTGTAATTTACTTTCTGTAGTATTGTAAATTACCATACCAGCACTTACTGAAGCTAGTGCATTTCTTTCAACAGTTGTCATATTAGCAAATTTAACTGTGTCTGTAAATTGTGCAGTTCCAACAACGTCTAGGTTAGCACCTGCAACATCTCCTGGAGCACCGTTAATTTTTACTTTACCAGCGGCATCAAAAGACATTGATTTCAAGCTAGGTGAACTTCCTGTTCCTGCATTAGTAATAAATTCTATTTTACCTTTTGCAGTATCGGCCGCAATAGTTTCATTGCCGTCAACTGTAAATGCAATAATTGAACTTGGAACATATACGCCACCATTGTGTGTAGGATCCCATGATTGTCCAGTTAAAACACCTTGCCAATCACCTGCTGTCGCCTGTGCTGGACTTTGTGGGTTAGCACCGTGTAGTGCTGAGAATGTAAACTTACTTGTATTGTTTGCACCTGTTCCCGCTTTAGTAATTACGTCGATTGGCTTAGAAGCATCAACGTTAGTTAATTGTAAAGTCGGTGAACTTGCATCAGCAGTTTTACCTAATTTTAAAAATGTTGTACCAGTTAATTCTATTTGGTCGGATACAAAACTTACAGTACCGTTATTTAAATTTACTCTACTGTTTACTGCATCAACTAATATTGTTGAATCATCTCCAACAATAGTACCTTTAAAGTTACCAACAATGTTTTCTGATTCTATAGTTGCCGCACTTACCGTTCCAGTAAATGTACCTGCACCTGCATTAACAGCCTTTGAAGTTGCATTAAAGAAACTTGAGTTGTCAGTTGCTTTAACATCACCTTTAAAAGTACCTGAAGCATTTAAGGCTCCAGTTGCTTTATTAATAATTACTGTTGAATCATCACCAATGATGTTTGCATTAATACTTCCAGCATTAAGATCGTCTGTTACGTGTAATGTACCAAAGTGTCCTTGGCCCCATCTTAATACACTTGAACCTATATTTCTTGCACTATCTACGTCTGGTAAAATGTGTGATTCTACTTTAGATGTTAAGTTGATTGTATCTGTACTAGCATCACCAACTGTTAAATTTCCACCTAATGTTAAGTTTCCATCAGCAGTAATATTACCTGTTACTGTTATATTTCCAGTGGTGTTTATGTTACCTGTACCAACTAAATCGTAGTTGTTTAATGATAGATTGGCTTCTAAAGACGTACCTGCTGTATCAACTGGATTACCGCCAGCAGTAGAGCCATCACCAATATACAACTTTTTAGTATCTGTTGTATAGATTAATTCACCATCAGCTGGTGTAATTAATGCTCTTTGTGAGTCTGTACCTCTTCTAAGTTTTAATGCCATTTATATAACTCCTGGATCTGTTATATGTATTTATACCTTTTAAACAATATTACTTACGATGCTTGATGAACTTTGTGGTACGTTTTTGAACGTCTTTTTTAATACGATCTGTATCTACTTTAAAATCGACGTGTTTAATACTGCTATCATACGTATTAAACAGGTCTTTAAGGGTCTTTTCTAGGGATTTTACAGGGTTCTTTTTAACGTCTACTGCTATGTCCCAAACCTTACCGTTGTTAAAACGAACTCTTAACGAGTGTAAGTACTCTAACGGTATGGCATGAACGTCTACATCTCCAAATACATCTGGCCACTTATTAATAACTTCTTGAGGAAGTCTTTTTGTCTTGGCCGCTCCGCCTGGAAATTTAGGCTTTTGCACTGGATTTGCCTTTTTTACTTGGGCTTAAATCCTCAGCTTCTTTACGTAGTCTTTCTGCTTCTTTGAACATTCTATCAGCATCAGCTCTCATATTTTTAGCTAGATCTTCATCTGATAAAGGTTGTTCTTTTGCCGCATCAACTACTGCCGCCGCTTCTCCTGATGGTACAGTTTCCGCAGTAGCTACCGTCTCAACTGAACTACCACCAACGGCTAAATCTTTAACTGACACACCTTTTTGTTCTGCAATAGTATTGTTTAATTCATCAAGACTAATTGTAGTTTGTGTATCTGGTGTCATCTCTATATCAGATGTTGACACTTTAGTTAGTTTTCCGTTAACGTGGAAGTTAGCTAACATTATGCTACCATCTCCAAGTGGAGTACGTTGCATAGCATCTGCTAATTCGTCAGCATTTTGTCCGGTGTTGCTTTCTAACATATTAATTAATATATCATGCTCTGAGTCACCTAGGTTCTCAGTTTGGCATACTAGACAACTTTCTGGTTCGTCTGGTAGAGTTCTGAATACGACAGCAACTTTACGTCCTGTCTTCTTCATTCTTCCTATATGTTTTAGGGCCATTATTTTACCTCCCCTGTAACAGGATCCGCATTATCACCTGCTGGAGCAGTTGCCGGAGCAGTTGCTGGTGCTGGTGCATTAGCATTTGGATCTTTTGCTACTTGTTGATTTTGGATCGAAGCTAGAAATTGTTCTAGTTTAGAATACGTCTTTCCTACCGCTTCAAGTTCGTTGGCTTTGAAAGCCCCACGACTTTGTGCTACTTCGATAATCGTTTTTAATACTCCTAAATCTTGAACTGTAAGTTCTTGTGCAGGAGTACCAGCTGGAGCACCCGTCGGTGCTGTCGCCATACTTGGCTCAGGTTTTGCTGGAGCCGTTGCAGTTTTATTATCTTCTGACATTTATGTCTCTCCTATTAATAGTCGATATTATAATATATAATTATATACCTACTTAATATTTATTAGTACTTCAAATGTGGACAGGCTAACATGAAATATGATAGCTCTTTTGGATCTTCAAAACCAACAGTAACATTATTTTGGTATTGGTTATGACCGTCCAAAACTAACGTAGTGCCTATATGATATCTGCCTTTTAAGTTCTTATTAATCCATTTTTGGATTGCGTCTTGAAAGTTATATTGTTGTTTGAAGTGTGTATATTCGAAATGTGGAGAAGCATATGATACTTCTCTCATATCGAAAAAATTAAGTGCATTTGGTTTCAAATTATCTTGCCTCCTCGTAGTGACAAGTAACGCCAAATGGTGCTTGTAAATTCTTGTCATGATGTCCGTGAATAACAAATACTGTATCACAGTAATTTTCATCACCCCAGTTATCCCAAGGATAACCATCTGTAAACATTATGAACCTTTTAGGTTGTATATCGTTTTCTTTCATATACTCCCAGTTAGCCATAAAGTCTGTTCCACCGCCACCCATAAGTTGGTATTGTGAAAGTTCCATACCATTGTCAGCACTAAAGTCTTGTTCGTTATAAACTTTAGTATCAAAACACCAAATTTTAATATTGTAGTCTTGGTACTCTGACATAATACCTTGTACTTCTCCTAAGAAGTCTTCACCTTGCTTATTACCTATTGAACCTGACATATCAATTGCAATAGCAATATCAATAGTTTCATCATAGTTCATACCAGGAAGAATTGCTCCTGTATGCCAACCTTTTCTGCTAGGACGTTGGAAAGTAAAATCGTTTCTAATAGTAGACTGAATTTGTTGTCTAAGGATTTCTCTCCAGTTCATTTTAGGTTCTGTAAGTTCCTTAATCATTCTTTCAATTTCTGCAGGAACTTTACCAGCACCAGCGGCCTGTGCCGCACCCATCATACTCTCTTTAATTTCATCTCTAATTTTTTTAAGTTCTTCTTTAGAGTAACTAGGCTTACCATCTTTCTTTTTATCTTTACCTTTTTTACCTGGAGCCTTTTGATCTTTATCTTGACTGTCTTTATCCCAATCAATATGCTCGTCAAGTAATTGACCTAATTGCTTTAATTCTTCTTCATCATACTTCTTGTAGATTTCATCATATACTTCTTCTGAAGTTTTACCTTCATATTTAAAGTCTTGGAAAATTGGAATATCAGCTGGTTTAGTACCAATGTTATCTCTAACAAGAGTGTTATTAACAATATAGTCAGCCGCGATATTATGTATTTGTGGATCTCTATCTTCACGTCTTGTCATATGATCAAATACACAATGAAGTATTTCGTGTGCAATAACAAACTCTATTTCTTTGTTAGTCATTTTAGCAAAGAAAGGAACACTATAAAATAAGTGTCTACCATCAGTAGCGGCAGTAGGGCACCAATCACTAGCTTCTTTTATAATAAGTCTAGTTGCCATATTACCAAAGAAAGGATGTCTTAAAAGTAATCCTACTCTTGCTACAATAATTTTATCTAAAACTTCTGCCCTTAATTCGTCTGTGATTTCAATTTCAGGAGCCTTTTTAGACTCTTCATATCTATCTAAAACTTCTTGATCTTGAGTTGCTATTTCTGTATTAGTCATTTGTGCCATCTTTTCCTAATTGTTATATGTATATTATAGTATATTTAATTGGATTTGTCAACCAAAAAGAGCGGGGAGATTCCAAAAAAGAACCTCCCCAAATAGCCAAAATATTAGCTACCTTCTCCTTGTGCGGCTTTAATATACTTGCCGAATCGCTCATGGAACTCATCAAAGCACTCAACTTCATCTGGATCGATTGGAAGTTGATATTGTGTAAGAGCTAACTTGATACCCATGACAACCAATTCGGTATCAAAGTTGTCCATCGCAAAACGTAAAAAGTTATTGACTTTTGAGTCGAACTTTTTATCGCTCTTATCACTAGCTTCTTTCAACTCATAACACAATGAAACAGTCAAGGAATACATGGCACTGATTTCTTTCGTTTCCATTGTTTTTACCTTACCAGCTAATACATCAGATGGATTAGGTAATTGAGCTGACACTTTTCTATGTGCCATGAACTTAACGGCAAGTCCTTCGCCGACTGAACCACTAACTAAATCAGTTGTGGTTGCTTCATCGTCATCGTCTTCCAATAGCTCGGAAACAAATGACCATGATCTTGGTGTAGCAAATGAACGACTTGGACTTTTTGGATCAAAGTCATATAAGTCTTTCTTGCTAAATGTTAAGTAACCTACAACATCTTTATGGATGTCGTTTTGTACTGCCCAAGCAAACCAATCATCAAAGTCCACTTTCATTTCTAAGTGAACAAATCTGTTTGCCAATGGAGCAGGCATTCTGTAAGTTACACCCTTATCTGCTTCTCTGTTACCAGCGGCAACAATCAAAACATTGTCAGGTAATTTATATGTACCAACTTTTCTGTTAAGAATTAATTGGTAAGCCGCGGCTTGTACTGCCGGTGCGGCCGAGTTCATTTCGTCTAAGAACAATACAATCTTCTTATGCTTCTTAGCCATTTTCTCATCTGGCAATTCAATAGGCGGTGCCCATTTCATTGTATTGTCGTTAGCGGCATAATAAGGTATGCCTTTAATATCTGTAGGTTCCCATAATGACAACCTTACGTCAATCATATGAGCATCGATATCTTCACTTATTTGTGAAACAATATCGGACTTACCAATTCCTGGAGGTCCCCATATAAAGATTGGACGTTGTTTTTTGAATGCCCTTTGGATGCTTTTCTTTGCACCATTTGGACTAACTTGTCTTACTGCGATGTTTTCCACTTTGTACTCCTTTGTTTAGTTTTTCAGTGCCATACTTAATTTCTAAGTATGTATATATAATAACACCTATTACTATAAAGGTCAACCAGAAAATGCAATTATTTTAAGAAAAAATGTGTAATAAAATCAAGAGTTTACCAATTCATCTGTCCGTTTTAGAGCTTTTGCCAGCCCATATTTACGGACATCACCACTAAAAAGATGCAATTCGAGTGCTTTCTTTTCGTCGGTAACGGTAATTCCTCTATTTGTTAAGTAGTAAGGACAGTCTATAAACCTGTCCAAAAATATAATAACTTGAGTAGTTATTTTAAAGTCGGCTGGAAAAGGAACTTCATACGTAGCTAAATCTATTTTATCACTTAAGAACATCATGCCATCGTCAGTTAAACGTAGTCCACCTGACTGCCTAGTGTTCTGCCACCACTTCGGCATATATTCAGCCATGGTACTATCGCTTATTGCAATATCGGCCTGTTTCAAGAATACCTTAGTATAGGTTTCTTTCCAGTTCATTTATTCTTCCTTAACTGTTTCGCCGGAAGTTAACTTTACAACTGTGAATTCTTCTACTTGAAATAGATCGTTTAATTTTTTAGCTAAATTATGTGCATGACCTGGATTGGAAAAAGATACCTTTTTGTATTTAGGTCCAGGATAGTTTGTAAGTGTGTTAGAGCTTTTTAAGTTGAACGGCTTATCCTTATAAAATACTGCCCAGATGGCTTCAGCATCTAAGACCTGCTCGGACTTATACGTTTTTCTATTGATGTTCTCTAAAACAACTGTTGGTTTAGGTCTGCTCATTTGTTATCCTCTTATACATATATTTATCTCAAAGAGATAGTAATATACGTATATTACTAGATAACAACTACCACTGTTGACCGCCATCTGCGGCGACGGAAATAACTTCTTCTGTTTTATTTTGCTGATCTACTAGTTTCTCTAGATCACCGTGTAATCTAGACATTACTTCACCTAGTGTAAAGGCAAGAATTTTAGCTTCTTGTAGGGTCATTCTAACTTCAGCTTGATTGCTAGTATCAGCAACTTTTACTTTTTCTATATACTGCTGAAGTGGAATAGGGTTTAAAGGTTTAACTTCCATTACTTAACACTCCTTTTTAGATCATCTCTGTTATTTACAAATACTCTAACTAACCTAGATAAATCTACTTCTTCTGTTTTTAAAGATTTAGGATTTTTAAAACTAACTTTACAGTCGTTAACCTTTGCATAGTTCATATTTTTTTCATCTATAACAATGGCGTCATCTGTATTCTTACGCCAATCGTGTGAGCTATAATTAGCTTCTGTTGACATTACTTAACTCCTGTCGCATTTCTAATTCAGTCTTAAATGGCCCTTTATGTTCATATTTCTCTAATGTAACTAGCTTGGGACAAAAACTTTTAACCCAACCTTTTTCAAAATGAATACAAAAATAACCTGCACAGTAAAGACTCTTAGATTTTTTGCTTTTCGTAAACAATGCAAATTTACGTTTTAAATCAAACATAGCATTGTACGGTGTTGTTGATGTTGGCAGTTTGTAAATTTCTTTACTAACATCTGGAGCATTTGATATACTACCTTTAGTCCATAGTATTTCTCCTAATGTTTTTTCTACTGCATTTTTATTATCATAGAAATATGATCCAGTATCGCAACTATACATATATCTATTATCGTTATCTTTGGATAGAGTGCCAACTTTTGTCTTGCTGTCAGCATCCTCGATGATCCAAAATTTATTCTTTAAAATTTCGTTAGCTTTTAAACTTGTCATAATACAGGATACCTCGCTTGTAATGGCTCGGCATAAGCCTGAGCATTATCAGTTATTCTTTGCATATCATATAATGCACAGAACTTCATAAGACGCAAACCTACTTGTTTAATATTCTTCGGTTGTGCATTCTCTTGAATAGTTAATTTTATCTTTTCTTTTACGTTTTCAGGTTGTGCATTTAAATCACATAACATTACATTACGTTGATAATCATCAAGTACTCTATGTTCTTTTCCTTCATGATCTGTCCATCTTTGTAACATTAAGTTATTCCAAGCATAACCTTTATTGCTTTTATCTGCAAATGCCTCTTCTAAGCCTACTTTGTTTTTTGTGCCTTTTACTCTTACACCAGGATATGCAGAAAATACATTATCACTAGTATCGCCTCTCATACATTTTTCAAACAATAACCAATCAGGATCAGGTGCTGGTTTTTCCTTTTTAGTTTTATTGTCAATTACACGTTTACCTTTGTCATCAAAATAGCCTTCGTGTGTAATAGTTGTATTGCTTACACCATTGTATTGTGCAACCTTAGGGCTAATTAATTGTGCAAAGTCGCCATCTGTACTAATAATAACGTGTTCATCGTTAGGGTGAGCTTGAATCCACCCTGCAATTAAATCGTCAGCTTCTAATTCATCGTGTTGTAAAACTGTACAATTTGTTTTATTAGTTATAAATTCTCTAAAAGCATCAAACGTTTCCCAGAACGTTTGTTCTTCTTGTTGTTGAGCTTCTGTTAAAGCATCACGAGTTTCTTGTCTATTACGTTTATAAGGTGCATAAACATCTTTACGCCAACTACGGCCTTCTAAACAAAACACAATATGATCACCGTCAAAGTCTTGCCATGACTTTTTGATACTATTAAATGTAATATGAAACGCCATACCTACTTTAATATCGAGTTCACCTCTTACTACATGACGAGCTCGAAAGAACGTGTTAGCAGTATCAACCAAAACATATTTCATTACTATTACCTATTTAAATTTTTATTGTGTTTAAATTATAGCATAAAGTTAGTCTAATGTCAACTAACTTCTGATTTACCATCTTTTCGTTTATTGATCTTTATATGACCTGCTTCTCTATTTGGGTCTAAACCTTGTTCTTCCAAAATGTTTCTTGCAATAGTTTTAAACCATGCATCAACAATCTGTTCATTTGTTTCCCCAGAATAACCAGCATCAAGTAATTGTTCAATAAATTCGTTATTCCAATCAAGTTCAAAAAATCCATTTTTGATATCTTGATGATTAACGTGAGTATTCAAAACTGCTACCCAAGGTTTCTTTGCCTTAGTCGCCGCTTTCTTTTCCTCTTGTAAAAGACGCAATCTTTTATCTTCGCTTGTTTCTTCTACTTTCTTTTTACTGAACTTATCTTTTACTTTATTGATAAAGTCCTTCATAGTGTTTCTCCATTTATTTCCCAACCTGCTCCGACACTCAAAACGCAGTATGTATCATAACTCGGATGGTACTCTATTATTGTATACGTTTGAGTTTTTGGATTAACGTATATTGAAATCGGTATAAATGCAGGAACATCAGATATTCCAGCTTTATCTCTAACTGGTGTTGCTTGTATTCCATTAGCAAGTAATACTTCTTCATTTTGTTTAAGTATGCCTTGTATTTCTACAAGTGGGTGACATACTATTGGCTTTTCGTTCCATTCACCTGACAAAGCAGTTGTTGTTACAAGAAATGAAAGTCCAAAGATTAAGGCTAGTTTTGCTAACCCGTTCATAGCTATTAAGTTTTTCATAGTTTCCTCCTAAGTACCTATAGCATTTCCAAAAAGATAAACGTGGACTCTTGCCGCCACATTATATCCTCGTTTAAAAGCCTTCTCCGCAACCTTACCTGCACCAGCAACTTGTTCTTCTTCCCTTGCTCCTGTAGGCATAATCCATACCGGCCAATCAACACCTGCATCTCTAAACTTTTCAACTGCTGATTCCATCTCGTCCCATTCTCGTTGTTTACTACCAACAACAAATTTTAGTTGTCCTTTTTTACTAACTTGTAAGTATTCTGCAACTGTCTCAGGTTTAATTGCTTTCTCTGGCTTTTCACCTGATACTGTAAACAGTTTAGGACTACAACTAAAAAATATTTCTGTGTCTATGCTCTTACCCCATTCTATAAACTCTGGTCTTAACTTTTGTGTACCATTAGTTTCAAATGTCATACTGCCCGGCAAGTTATTTTGTCTTTTAAGTTCGTTATATATTCCAACTGTTGCCTGTTGTCCTGTAACCATTAAAGGTTCACCACCTGTAAAACATAAGTGTTGTGCAAACTTACTAACAGGATGTAAAAATTTACCTTCTGGATTGCTTTCGTTTTTAATACAATCTATAATTTTGTTTCCAAGTACTTCAGGTGTTTCATGACCCATAAGTCCTTTAAACTTCTTTGCCCAAGTATAAGAACTATCACACCCTTTTTCCCATACAGGTAAATCTTCAACACGTTTTACAGAACTTACATCAAAGTCTTCAAACGGTAATTCATATGTATCTGGATTAGTTGGATCTAATTGTCCAAAGCCATTACATTGTAAATTACACAAAAAGAATCGTATCCAGGCCGTCGGTGCTCCTGTATAGTGTCCTTCTCCTTGGATACTATAAAAGATTTCACTGTAATAATACTTACGGACTGGAACAGTCATTATTTTACCTCTGCTAACGGTTCACTAGAATGACTGTCGTTATAGTCGCTATCTCCAAAGTAGTTTCTTGTAGTAGTGTGTTTAACTAACATACCATTCTCTTTTTTATATGTAATAAACTCTTGTTTAACCACACCTGTAAGGTCAGCTTTAAAATTGTCTTTCAATGGTCCATCTCCTAAAGTCATTCTACTATCTCCTCTATAATACCAAGTATCTCTGCAAGGAACAAACCTGCTCCTGCGGCCATCATCCATGCTCCACCATTCCCAATAGGCATATCAGTTGTATTAGCATGAACCCAATAAAATTCATAACCTGCATAGACAAGTAAACCACTTGCTACAAATCTAAATACACTTTTAACAATGCTTACTGAAAAGTGATTATATCTAGGATCTTTCTTTTGCATCTTAACCTTTCTATTTGCCACTCGCAAACTCTTGTTGCAATTTAATGTTATCCATGAACTCTTTTTTAGTTCCTGAATCATCACCAAATGCTCCACGTAAAACAGTTGTTTGTGTAAGACTGCTTTGCGCCATAATACCTCTATTCTCACAACAACCATGAGTTGCTTGAATATAAACACCTACGTTTTTAGAACCTGTTGCTTTTTGTATTTCATTAGCAATAACATTATTAAGTTCTTCTTGTAGTGTTCCACGTCTTGCACACCATTGTGCAATCCTTGTATACTTGGACAAACCAATTAATTGTTCTGCCGCAATAATACCGATGTATGCCACACCGCCCACCGGTTGATGGTGGTGTGAACACACAGATTTAATTTCGCTTCGTACAACTAACATTCCTTTATAACCATCTTCAATATGGTTAGGAAATGCCGTTGCATTAGGCATTGGGTTATAACGACCACTCATTAATTCATTTATATACATTTTAGCAAGACGTCTGCCTGTATCTTTACTATTAGGATCGTTAAATCTATCTATAACCAAGCCGTCAAGTACTGCTTCAAACTTAGGTGTAAGTTCTTCAATCAGTATTTCTTTATCACCTGGTTGCAGATGTTTAGATATGTTGTCACCAGCCCAGTATCGATCGCCTGAGTCTGCTAACCTTTTTATAATTTCTTCACTTTTATTCACTTCTCTTTTCTCCGATGTTAAGGCAGAGGATTGCCATTACTATAATAAGTATACACTTATTTAGGTTTTTTGTCAAGTTTATTCTGGAAAGTATCTATTCAATACTTCCAATTCGTCCATGTAAGTTGCAATTATGGCTATTTCTTTTTCCATAGCTTCTAACACGTCCGGGTGTTCCCCAATACCAACTGCATTATCCAAGTAAACATTGACGTTCATAATATGCTTATCAATATGTCCCTGTGCATGGCTCTTGAGTGCTTTTAGCATTTTTGCTCTATTATTACTCATTTTCGTTTCCCTTCAAATTGTTGTGGTAGATATTCTAATGCAATCGTTTTATGAATGTCTTCTCCAAAGTGTTCTCCATCGATTGTTTGTTTAGTTATATCTACTTTCTTTTCACGTAGGAACCATTCCTCAACGTGATTTGGTGCAACTTGGATCAAGTCAAAATTATAAAATGAATCTCTTAATTTAGGAAGAAGCATTTCGTCTGGTATCCAAGTCCATTTATTCAAACTGAATAATTTA